CACTAGAACTAAATCTTTGTCTCTGCTGAAATCGTGGAAGCGCGAGGCCTCCTGCTTGTTCCGGGCAAGCGCGGAAGGATGCGCCCATGCGCCGGCCCACGTAAGCCAGTTTCCGGTGTCCTTCTCACGGCCGACCAGGGAGAGCCCTAGCAAGTCGTCCAGGCCGCCGCCGTCGATCCCTACGTCGATCACCTCACAGCGCTCGAGCATCGAGTCGAGCGTAACCGTCTTGTCGGACTGCTCCTGCCAGAAGTCGGCGCCAGCCCACCGGTCAGAGCGCAGCGCCAGGCCGATCTCCACGTTTAAATGCTTGGATAGAAAACCTAACGTGGATTCCTCTCCCGCCGCTTGAGCCTTGTCAAATTCCCTCTCGATGTACTCAGGATTTACGGAATAGCCCATATTGGGGTTGGAAATGAAGAAGTTTTCTTTTTTACGGTGTAGGCCGGCGTCCAGCATGGCTTTCGGGAATTCGTACAGGATAGGCAGGAAGCGATTGTCCTTGATTACCCCGTCGCGTACATCCCTGGCGTATTGGAGCTTCTCCTTGAATACACCGGCGGGTGGTTGATCCGACTGTGTAGTGAGATAGATAACGAACCCCTCAGGACGAGAAGCAAGACCGCCGGTAGCCTCCCGCAACATGTTGGCGGCGTGAGGGTTCTTTCCTAGTAGGTGGAGCTCGTCGACCAGGATACCAACGCCCTTAACGCCGCCAACTGTATTCTGATCCGCGGTAACGATCTTCAGCGTCGCTCCCGTTCCCCGGTGAGTGATGGTCTTCAAATGCTCTTGGACGTGAAGAATTTCTGAGAGCTCTTCGTCGTGCTTCACCATGTCGCGGCAAGGGGCAAAGGCGTTCATCGAAACTTCTTGGGTCGGCGACAGAATCAAGAATTGCGCCGACTGACGCCAATTACGGATAAGCACCGTCAACATGATTGCTGCCGCGATTGTTGATTTACTGTTTTTCTTGCTCAGGCACATGAAAAAGTCTTGGATCTGCCTCCGCCCGGTTTCCGGGTCGTAAGAGCCGAAGAACGCCGAAGCGAAATCGAACACCCAAGGGGCGCAGGCTTCGCCCACGGTTGGGCTACCTGCCGCGTCAACGATACGAAGCTGCTTCATGATCTCAAGCCCCGCTTCTGCCTCGGAGGGGAACAGAGGGGGGCAAGTTATGAGGGATTCCCGCGCTACGATCCGGGTCTCCCAGTCTGTGCAGGAAGTCGTAAAATTATCGTCCACGGGTGGTTACCTCGTTGTACAGCTCGTTCCATACTTCCGAAAAATTGTCCGGGAGCTTAGCGTTTTTTGACATGTTCTCTAAGGCCCACATAGGACGCAAGTTGGCTAAAGCCCAGCACATTTTGAATTGCAGGCTTTCGGGATCGTCGGCTTTGAAGAAGGAAACAGGAATTCGGTGGTCGATATGAATCTCACTGCGCAGCACGTTATCCCACGACATACCTTTTTCGAAGTGGGATTCAATATGCGCCACCAATTGCTCCGAGGTATACCCCACCAATTCGAACGTACTTCTGCGAGCCTTACCTTTCTGCGTACCTCTCAGCATCTGCGCTATGCGAGAGCTCATACGGGTTTTCAGGTTGAACCACGGAAGGGTTGCCCTGCGCTTCCGCATCTTGGCGCTTTCCTTCAGCCGCACCTCTTCGATATTTTCGTCTCGCCATTTCCTTACGGCCTCCGTTGAAGAGTAGCCGGCCGCGCGATATGCCTCGTTGGTTTCCTTAACTTTGGCCTTGTTCGCGTCCCTCCATCTTTGTTGCCTCTCTTTTTGGTCGGCGCGCTCCCTACGAATTGTGTCCTCGGTTTTTCGGCATGGTCGGCATCGGGAATCAAGGCCGTGGAGACCCATGTAGTGCGTGTCAAAATTTATAACCGTAGCGGCCAGGTTTTCGCCGCACGCTTTGCACTTTTTTAAAGGGGCGTTGGCTGGGTCTGGAATCGGATTGGGTTTAGCTTTCTTGGCGGCCGAGTAGGCGGCCGAGTAGGCCTTCTGGCAGGGGCGGCACTTCGGGCGCAACGTACCCGGGCGGCAGGTATTCGGGAGATAGTATTCCAGTGTCGCGGGTTTTGATTCTTTACAGGCTGGGCAGATCTTAAAGCGGGTAGTAGAATTTTGTTCAGTCATGGCGCACTCACGATGCAGATTGATAGAAACCCCACTCGTGTTAGCGCACAGTGGGGTTTTGCTATTCTACGCTTCACGGTTGTTAACGACAAGCTTCGGCGGCGCCGCGGCAGAGAATCTGCGATCGATTTTCTTCGGCTCTTCTTTACCTTTGTCCCCCTTCTTCGCATGCTCGAATGGCAGCAAAGCTTTCGCCGCTTCCAGGCGAGCTTTCACACCAGCCCCTGGCGTATTCATCAAAGCCTTGAGAAACACCTTCGGGTCTTCTGTTTCCGGAATTTCTACGGTGATCAGATCGGCTTCAGATCCTTCCTCGGTCTCTTCGTGTTTAGAGCTTGGTGCCGACTTGGTGCCAATACCGACAGCGGCTAGTGCTGCCACAATTGCCGGGTGTTTACGCATTCGGTGTCCGGCCGCCTTTGCGGTCTTTGCGCTGAGCCCGGCGCTGATAGCGGCCTGTTCCGGCTTTTCCCCTCGCAAGGTCGCCTTAAAAAATAATTCCTGCTTCTCGTTCATCATGGCGGTGGGCCTGTGTATTTTCGTGTTTCCAGCGTAACACAGGTAACAGAACCCCATATTTGGCGCGATTGTCTGAACGAGGTCGGCGCGATCAGGGCAGGAGGTCGGCCCGTAGCACGCCAACTCCCCCCGGTAGTGAGAATCCGTCGCATTTGGACGCCATTTTGCACCAAATCCGTGCAGAAACGCGCTTGAAGCACGTCACTCACGTCGTTGCATGGGTTTCACTCGCATTTGAGTCATGCATTTTGCACGAAGGCTGCGTCGAACGCGCAACCGTTGCGGATTGGTAGGTGGTGTGGGGGTGGCGCAGCGTAGGAGCTGCGCCTTTGGTGTCAGGCGGGGAGGGCTCGGTAGGCCTGCATCTGCTCTACGAAGACGGGGAACGCCTCGGTGCGCATACGGCGTAGGAAGGGCAGCAAAGAGCCTCTAGCCCTGTTGCAGTCATTGCACGACACCACGAGGTTGGAGGGGGTGTTGTTGGCCTTCTGTTCGTCCAGGTGGTCGACTACCGCGGTCTTCCACTCTAGATCCACACCACACCAGAAGCAGCCCGGGCATTGGCCCTTATGCTCGACATAGGCAACGTGCCTGTGCTCGTACACACAGCCTTTGGTGTCAGATAGCGGGTGCGTCTGATCGAGCAGCTTGATGTACCCGGCTGATGTGGTGTAGCGGCCGCCAGCGTGGCGCGGTGTAGCTACACCGGTGCGGCGTATGCGGATGTAGTGCTTCTCGCAGTGCTGCGCCTTACGTGTCGCCTTCCCCTCGCAACCCTCAATAGCGCACGGGCCTAGCAGAGCAACTCGGGCCGCAGCGTGTCTCTTCTTAAGCTTCTCACGGCAGGGTGCCGAGCAATGCTTACGATCCGCGCCTTTGCGTATTTCGTAGGAGAAGTGCTCACCACATTCCGGGCAAGTCTTAGTCCTGATTCGCATCGTCTATCCTCGTCTGTTAACGCCTAATCCGCCTTCATCGGCGGTTTTCTTATTGTGGCATGACACGCATAAACTTTGCCAATTATTTTGACTATCCCAGAACAGCGCCTGGTTACCCCGATGGTCAACGATGTGGTCGACCACGGTGGCCTCAGTCACCTTGCCCTGCGCCTGGCACATCACGCAGAGAACGTTCCTCTCCAAGAACTTCAGCCTGTACCGTAACCGCGCTGCGCTGTGGTCAGCCCTTCACGCCATGCGTCAGGGTTCAGCATCTGCACCGACTGCGTACTGACCTCACGCGCACGAGTGGGCTGCATGGTGACCCTAGATTTTGTCATTACTCAGTATCCTTCAACATGCCAAGCACCGCGCGGTATCCACCTCGGTATTCGATCCGACGTATCAAGGACTCCGTCTTACGCATGGCCGAACCAACGTGGCTACGCAGGTTTCGACCGAGGTCTTCTAAGTCCTCCTCAGCCCACGTGTAGCCAACGTCCCTTCTGCCTAGCTTCTTGCGTAGCAGACTCTTGGCCTCGTCAATTCGGGAGAGGATATCCGTCTGTAGCGTAGAGCCGAGCATTTGGTTGCAAGGCCGACATGTCTTGGCTAGCAGGTACATCTCTCGGTTAACGCCGAGGCCCCGGTACTGGACGATCTTGGATAGCGGCGGGACGTGGTCTACAGCATCAGCAGGATCACCGCAGTACACGCACAAAGGCCATCCCATTTCGGATCTTTCAGCCGGAGCCGAGGAGTAGAGAAAGTTGTAGACCTTGTAGAGTTCATCTCTATTTTGACTCATTGCGCAGCTCCCGAAGCTCAGCCAATTCCTTTTTTACTTTGGCGTAATGCGCTCGGCTACGGCATGCACCGCAGCAGAAGAGCGCATCAGATCGGGAGTTTTTGAACTGGCCTTGGCATGTAGGGCAGGTACGCGTTGTTTTTTGCTTCATCTTGGGCATCCTAGGCGCGTAAGAGACGTTTAAACGGGTCTTAAGTATCTAGCCTAGGGTTTCCGTTGTCAACGGCTATTCAAGCCTGAAGGACGGCGATTGAGTACCGGCGTCTCAACCTGTTCCGCGGAGACCTCTGGTGCCCTACCTTGGGCGGCGATCTCCTCTAGCGCCACGCATACGCGCTCCAGCAAAGCGTGGTGGCCTGTCTGTAGCTCAACGTCGACGCCTGCCGGCAGAACCAAGGGTTCAACGCCCAAGGCATCAGCTGTCGGGCTGATCACCGATA